AGATTTTGATCGTTCAAATAATCTACAACTGTTAAAGTTGGGTTGTCTTTTAAGAAAGTATTTACATCTTTAGTGTTAAGTGTGTGTCCAGAAGGAATATCTATATCTTTTCTTAGTGCTAAAGAAGCTAGTTCTGGACCTTCAGGAACAATACCTTGTTTACCAAGATCAACCAACACTTCTTGTAATGATCCACCCTCTAATTGTTTGTCTAATACTTTTAATTGTTTTTCTTTTACTAATTTGTCTAGTGTATTTTTCTCTCTATTAACATCTTTGTCTATCTCAGCTTTAACAATAGCAGCATCTATTTGTCGTTTGATATCCGCAGATTTGTCTAAATTTTTAGATATTGCATCTATAATTTGAGTTTGTAGACTACCAGATCTAATAGCACCTTTAAGATCTCCACCCTCTTGCTGTATAATTTTACTTGCATCGATTAATGAATCATAAGCAGCATCTTTTTTCATCTTATCTATACCTAAGATCTTATAATATCTCTCTCTATTAGCCTGTATCTCTGCGTCTCTGTCTATTTTTTTAGTAGTATCATCAGTGCCTTTGTCTTTTTCTGACACTTTAGTTTTATTTTTTTGTTCTATTTGTTGATTTAACTCAGCTATTTTTTTGTTTTCTATATATTTGTCTTGGTCAAATATAAAATCAGGTACAGCAAGATCTGCTACTTGCAGTGCTGCTTTTTTGACTATGGGAACACCACCTGTTGCTATATCATATACCGGACCACTACTTAAATAAGCACCACCAATAGTAGTTTTAGGATTAGCTCGTGCAA